TGGTAACACCCTGAACGTACCATCCGTAAAGTTTGATATTTTAAAAATGAAGTCCTTAGCCGAAGCAGCAGCATATTATGGTCAACCAGATGGAACACCAGAATTTATGGCAGGTGTGGGTAGGTCAACAGATAATCAGGCAAGAGAAGATATTCAAAGAATGGCTGAAGGTCTAACTCCTTATGGAGATACAGACAACTGGAGAGAGGTACTACAAAAAAATGGAAGAAGTTAGTATTAATGGTGTGTCTATGGACACAACAAAATCGGAATCTATATCTGGAACATCCTCAGACGAGTTTAATTTTGAATCAGAAGACCTATTAAAAAATCTTAGTGGTTTACACACAAATTTTAAAAGAAGTGCAAAAAGAAAAATAGAAAAAGCAGATCAAAATTCACTTTCTGGGGACAAGTCAGACTCTAAACAGATTATTCCAGATAAATACGGATACGGTCTATTTGATGTAGTAGAGCCAAACTATAATCTTTCTTCACTAGCAAAGTTATATGAAGTTTCTGCAGCTAATTTTGCTGCTATTAATGCAAAAGTTGCAAACATTGTTGGTCTTGGATACAGCCTTGACCCAACATTAAAAGTTTTACAAATGATTGAAGATGTTGAAGATCCAACTCTTTTGTCAAAAAGACGCAGAAGAATTGATTTAGTAAAGCAAGAGATTCAGGAATGGTTGGAGTCAAGAAATGATGAAGACACATTTACCTCAACTTTAATTAAAGCCTACATTGATAAAGAAGCAACTGGAAACGGATACATTGAAATTGGTCGCAAGGTAACTGGAGAAATTGGTTACATTGGTCATATCCCAGCAGCAACAGTTCGTATTCGCCGTCTTCGTGATGGTTTTGTACAAATTGTTCAGGGCAAGGCGGTATTTTTTAGAAACTTCCAAGATACTTCACAGCCAAATCCATTTGGCGTAGATGCAAGACCGAATGAAATTATTCACTTAAAAAGCTACACCCCAATGAATACATATTATGGTATTCCTGCAATTGTTGCAGCAAAAAACGCAATGGCTGGTACAGAATTTGCCTCCAGATTTAATCTTGAATATTTTGAAAACAAAGCAACCCCAAGATACATTTTTTGGGTAAAGGGTGCAAAACTTTCTAAAGACGCAGAAACAAAACTGTTTGAATTTTTCCAAAATAACCTAAGAGGACAATCACATAGAACTCTTGTTATTCCTATTCCTGGAGACGAAAATGGTCAAAAGATTGATGTAAAAATGGAAGCAGTAGAGGCAGGTGTGCAGGAGGGATCATTTGATAAATATCGCAGATCAAACCTTAGCGAAGTTCTTATGGCACATCGTGTTCCAATTTCAAAGGTTGGTGCTGCTGAAAACATCTCGCTTGCTAATGCTCGTGAAGCAGACAGAACCTTTAAGGACCAGGTTTGTCGTCCAGAACAAGATGCCCTTGAGAAAAGCATGAATAGAATTATTGCTGAAAAAACAGATATGTTTAAGCTTAAATTCAATGAACTTACTCTTACAGACGAAGATACCCAGTCAAAGATTGACGAAAGATATCTTAGAATGCAAGTAATTCTTCCTAACGAAGTTAGGTCTAGAAAGGGCATGACAGCCCTTCCAAATGGAGATGTTCCCGTTCAATTAACGGCTCAAGGTCGTGCAGAACAAGCAACTCAAGCATCTGGAAATAGAAATAGAGATCAGCAAAGAGAAGCAAATACTGCAGACACTGGAACTGGTGCTAGAGTGGCACAAGGCGAAGGAAGACAACAATCATAACACTATAGTAACAAAAGTGTTATATAATTAAAATGTTATGGTAGATTTACAAAAAGCATCTCTTACTACCAACGGTCAACAGGTAACTTTGACCATGCCCATCTCTAAGGTGGACGTAGAAAAGAGAATAGTTTCTGGTTTCGCAACCCTTGACAATATTGACCGTCAGGGTGATAGAGTAACCGCTGAGGCATCCCAAAAAGCATTTGAAAACTTTAGAGGCAATGTACGTTTAATGCACCAGCCAATTCCTGCAGGTAAAGTTGTTAACTTTAGGACAGAATCGTTCTTTGACCCAGGAACAAATAAGCAATACAATGGCGTTTACGTTGATGCTTATATTTCAAAAGGTGCTACTGATATCTGGGAAATGGTTTTAGACGGTACACTTACTGGATTTTCAATTGGCGGTAACGTAAAAGACTCAGAGCCAGTGCTAGATGCAGAATCAAAATCTACCGTTAGAATTATTAAAGACTATGACCTAGTAGAGCTTTCCCTTGTTGATTCTCCTGCAAATCAACTTGCAAACATTTTTTCTATTCAAAAAGATCTACAGGGTGGATCTATTGCAGATGGTATTTTTAACAAGTCAAACATTCAAAATGTTTTTTGGTGTGAAAATGACGAACTTGCATACACAGATGAAAATGAAGCACATTCATGTGCAAACTGTGGAGATGACCTAAAATCAATCGGTTGGATTGATGAAGTTACACAAGAAAATGTAGCCAAGGCAGTATTTGCCATGATTGAAAAGGCACAAAATGTTGTAACAAATGAAGAAACTGCAAACAAATATCCAGATCAAAAGAAAAAGTTTAAGTCCGATCTTGAGACCAAGAAAAAGAAAGACAAAGAAATGTCTAAGGGCTCATTCTCTGTTGGAGATTTTGTACAATGGGGATCATCAGGCGGAACCGCTCGTGGAAAAGTAACAAGAGTAGTAAACAATGGTAAAATTAATGTACCTAACTCTTCTGTAACAATTTCTGGCACTCCAGAGGATCCTGCAGTAGTTATTACAGTTTACAGAAAAGAAGGAAATTCATGGAAGCCAACAAACACAAAAGTGGGGCATAAAATGAAAACACTAAGGTCATGGACAGCAAAAGTTGTTAAAACCCTTGGAACCAATATAGGCTTACTACCAAATGAGGTAGTAAAAAAGGCAATTGAAACACAGTCAGTTGCCAACCAAATTATCAAAGGAGGTGTTGAAGTGGCTGAAAACACAGAAGACACAACAGTAGAAACTGTAGAAGAAGAAGTAACCGTTGATGAAGTAGTTGAAGATGTAGAAGTTTCCGAAGGTACAGAAGTATCTGAAGAAGCTCCAGCAGAAGAACTAGCTAAGTCTGACGAAGTTTCCGAAGATGCAGAGGTTGCAGATGCAGCCGAAGAAGTCACAGAAGAAGTGACTGAAGAACCTTCCACCGAAGATGGTGAGGCAACTGATATTGAAAAGGCTTTAAATGAAATTAAAGATTTTGTTGCAAGTACATTAGAAGGATCCGTAGCAAAGAACAATGAAACAATGACTGCTGTAACAACTACAGTGGCAGAAGTTACAAAGGCTTTGACTGACAAGATCTCAACAATTGAATCTAACAACGAAAACTTAAATAAAGCACTTGCTGATATCACAAATGCAATCGCTTCTATCAATGGAAGAATGGAAGCTGTAGAAGAGGATACAGCAGTAAAGAAGTCTGGGGAATTGGAAAATTCTCCAGTAAAGGCTACCACAATGACAAAATCGGCGTGGGGTGGACGCTTCCTCGGCTCCGCAGAATACCTAAATTAAAAAATGAAAAGGCAGGTGAAATAAAAAAAATGAGTGATAATATTATTGAAAAGGCTGCAGCAAGTGGTACAGTACTATCCCCACTAGATTCCCCAGGTGCTATGACAGCACAGGGTAACTCTAATGACAATGGTGGTGTATTAAACCCAGAGCAGTCACGACAGTTTATTGACTATATCTTTGATGAAATGGTTCTCGCTAATGATGGTCGTAAGGTCGTTATGAGAGCCAACACAATGGAATTGGATAAGGTTCGTGTTGGTTCACGTCTTGTTGCTAAGGCAACACAGGCTGAAGATACAGGTTCTAATGCAGCTCCTGCGTTCACAAAGATTGAACTTACAACAACAAAGTTCCGTCTAGACTACGAACTTTCAACAGAATCCCTAGAGGATAACATTGAAGGAGAGCAGCTAGAAGATCACATTGTACGCTTGATGGCAACTCAGTTCGGAAACGACCTAGAAGACATCGCAATTAATGGTGCATCAGGTGCAACATCTGGTTACTACCAGAACACACTTAATGGATTCATTAAGCAGATTCGTGACACATCCTACTTGGGTGCCCACGAAGCAGCAGCAGCAAAAGCAACAATGACATCTCTATGGGATAATGGTGCAACAGGAACAACTCCTCTATCGCTAGAAGCGATTGAAGCAGTTTACAATGCTCTACCTCGTAAGTTCAAGGCTCGCCGTCAGGATCTTAAGTTCTACATGAACTCTAAGCACCTACAAGAGCTTATCTCAGCACTTCGTAATATCGGTACAGTACCAGAAGCAGTAGCAGCTCGTGTTATTGATGGAACGCTTCCACAAATTGGTGGACCAGCGGGAGCTCAGTACATGATCTTCGGACTTCCAGTACTTGAGGTACCTTTGTACCCAGATAATTACCTAGATCTAACACTCCCAAGCAACAGAATCTGGGGCTTCCAGCGTGATGTAACCGTACATCGTGAATTTAAGCCAAAGAAGGACACAATGGAGTACACAGTATACGTCCGTATGGGTGTAGCTGTAGAAGAGAAGTCTGCAATTGCATACGCAGAACAGGCATAAATAATTCTCTACCTAAAACAGGGGCTGCTTTTTGCAGCCCCTGTTCTATTCTTAGTGTATAATTTATGATAGGAGGATTTTATGTTTAAAGATAAAACAGTTTATGAATTAAAAACAATATGCATGATGTATAATATTGAGTACCCAAGTGGTGCCAAAAAAGCAGGAATTTTAAAAGCAATTGAAGAATCTGGAATTACTATTGAAAAGTATGAAGAAGACCTAGAAACCCAAGTATCATCTACTGACGCTATTGAAGAAATAAAAGAAGTTGTTGTTGTAGAAAAAGAAAAAGTAAAAACAACCAAGCAAGATTTTATGCTATTAAAAATGATCCATCCAAGAGGGGCACTTAATGTTGGAAATGGAGTAGTGTTTACTATTGACCAGCCATTTAAATCCATTTCTAAGGAAAAGGCAAACGATATTTTAGCAAGAGCAAAAGACGAAGTAAGGGAGGCTACCCCAGAAGAAGTCGCTGGATTTTATGGGGTAAAACTATAGTAAATGAACGAATATTTAAGATCTGATGGAGATACTCTAACAATTCCATATACCGCACCATCTGGAACAGACTCTATTGTTTTTAATGTGTACGACTTAGATTTAGAAGAGTATATCCAGGCAGATGAGTCTTTGGCAAAAAGAGCAACGGTAACGGCAGCAACTGGAAATGGAACAACAATTACCTATACGGCATCTAATACTTTTGCAGTTGGTGACATAGTTACTATTACTGGATTAACTACAACAACTGGATCAACTCTTAATAAATCAAATGTTGTAGTAGCAACAAGGTCAAGTTCACAATTTACAGTTACAAACTCAACAGTTGGAACCGCAACATCAACACAATCTGGTAAAGCGTTACATATAACAACTGCATTTAATTTAATTTTAAATCAAGACGTTACTGCGTATGATAGAAGAATAAAAATTGAAATTCAAAGTATTACTTCAAACACATACACAGAGGACGAGCTTTATGGAAGCTTAATTAGACCATATGCAACCGCACAAGAAATTGCAACTTATGGAGACATAACAATTGTTTCGTCAAATCCTGGTCCAGGAGAAGCAACTGAAGCTCAACTAGTAAAGCAAGAAAAAAGAGCAAGATTAGTAATAAATTCTATTCTTAGTGATGCATTTGTATTTAAATACAAATCTGTTGGAACTCTTGCTCAAGGAACTGACTTTCTTTACTTGGGTCAAAGAATTGAGTCATTTGACAAGATTATAAAAGATGATCAAGTAGTTTATGATTTATCTGAAGATCCAGAAATAAATCTTTTAGAATACCCCTTGGCAATTTCTTCAAGTAAGTATAACCTAAAGGTTACTTTGTCTGAAGAAAACATTAGCGAGTGGACAGACGTAAGTGTTTTAAAAAATCATGGCTTTTTTGAGAAAAATAGCTCCTATATTGTTCGTGGAGAATATGGGTGGAAGTATATTCCAGTAGATATTAATCAAGCAGTTTGCGAACTAGCCTCAGATATGATTTGTTCAGATTATGGATATAGAAAGAAAGGCATCAAGTCAATTAAAAACGATGCGTACTCAATTGAGTTTACTCCAGGATCTGCAACTGGAAACCTAATTGTTGATAATTTAATTGCTCCTTATAAGAGATTTGACATCTGGGCGGTGTAGAGTATGGTTTGTTTAACTGGATCATCTTACACAATGAAGGCAGATATTTACGTTCCAACAAAAACTCAGGATCAAAATACTGGTGCTGTTATAAAGACTTGGGTAAATAATAGAACAATATTATGTTCTGCAAAAGGTATTGTTAGAGATACAATATCAGACAATTCCAGTGCCGTTGACATTAAAAACTATTTAACGGCTGTTAGCAATATTGTAAAAATTAGATCTCTTGCTGCAATAAACTCAGAAGATAGGGTAGTTGCCATTAGAAACTCTTTTGGTGTTGTGTGGAACGAAGATGATACTATATCTAGTCAGGGCGGTATAGATGGTGCAACCATATTTGAGCCTAGAGGAAGCACCCCAATAGTTGACTTTGATGGAAGGGTTCTTGAGTA